CAGCCATAACCTGCACGTAAGTATCGGCCGCTGCCTTTTGTAGGTTATCTCCCTTAGTAATTTGGCACTGCTGGAGGATAAGACGACCTGTTGCCAGAACGGTGATTGCGGGGGAGTTGTTTTCGCAATCAAGAAAGGCGTTCGCTAGAATCAGGACACCTTCGACTTGGATAGGCTTTTTAAATTTCACACCAGGAGCGCAAACCACAGTGTGCCTGCCGCCTGGACTCTTGAATCCGCCATACTCTCCACCAGGAACGTAAATGCCACCAAAGTCCTTTCTCTCAAAATTAACCGCTGACTCAGGCTCAATCACCTGTAGACCAAGCGCCCGAATCGCAGATTTATACGACTCATCAACATTAGAGTTTAAACTTTGACGCGTTGTTCTCTTGGCGTCAAAAAGCTGCCGGGTTTTCGTCATCGCCCAACCCTACGCCGAGCCCTACTTTTCAAGCGAAGCAGCATTTTCGAGCTTTTAATTTTGAGGGACTCGTCCTTGTTCCGAATAAATCCAAACATCATGTAGCTAATAGTTTCACCGCGCGTAGAGTCAGAGGTTGCCATCGTATCAAATTCTTCGTCGTCGATTAAGTAATCTCCGTATTTTGGCTCACCATTGAAAGAGCGCGGTGATAATGAAGTACCAAGAAACCTGCTACGAACAGTAAGTTTATCAGCAATGGAATCAATGTTGCCGCCAGTGAAATCGACAACCTGAGATGTCCAGCCCTTCCAGTCTGATCCGAGCAGCGTGTTATAAACACCCCACAGCCACCCAGGTGAAAGCGGAGTTTGTGCTGTGCCGTGACTAATCATCGACGTAAACAAGCCTCTGGCTTGAATCTGCGCATTGTTCTCACTAACCTGGCGGCCCTTGTAGGCCCAGTCAACCGATTGCGATTTATTGTCGTCGCTGTTTAGCGGTCCCCAATATGGTTGCCAGACGTACACAGCAGGCTGCGTGCTTGCACCAGCAGCATTAGTTATGACCGAGAGAATGTTTGTGGCACCATACCCCCAAAAACTATTGCCGGCAGCAGATGGGGCGCCCTGAAGCGTGTACCAAGGATTGCGCTGGTTGATGGTTGTATTGGTTGTAACTGGCGCCGCAAACCCGAGAGCAATACGATCGTTGCCTGGATTAACGGTGATTGTCTGTGTGTAGCTCGCTGAGTTATTGAGTCGCTCAGTCGGTGTTAACCCAGATGCCTGAAACGTGAAATTAGCATCACTCCAATCAAAGGCCAGATCGAAGTCTACTGGGTTTTTGAAGGTTGGACCTGTTACCAGGTCAATTGGGATTTCATAAAATCCTGTATTGCTGTTGTACTCAGGCTTCCCAATGTAGAAACGGTTTTCAGATGAAGCGCCTGCATAAGCTAGTTTCCAGTAACCGATAACCTGGCGACTATCCTCGTTATCAATGCTTCGATCTAAGCCGCCCCCACGCCCATACTCCAAAAGGTAATAGCTGGAGTTGTCGATGTTGTCGGCAGTGATTGCATCAGCAACATTAACGACCTCGACACTGCCGGCTAAAAATAACCGATCATTACAATATGAAACATACGGAGACGTAATGTTTTTTGTTACACCAACGACAGAGGTGCCGCTTGCTGGGTTCACAGAGACACTACTCTCGAACGTCCAGACGCTCCACTCGCCACCACTCAAAACCCAGGCGACATTGCTGTCAGCAAAACACGCAATCAATGCCGCCTTTTCTTCCCAGTAGGCTAATGATGCCGACTCCCCATTTTGGAATTTGTATAGAGTTTTAGGCTGCTCATCATTGACTGGATCTGCAACACCGCTTGCTGTAAGATAGTGGTTTAGGGGGCTCGTAATGCCGCCACCGAAAAATGAGCTGATCGGCTGACTGATTTCCTGAATAGAAGTGCCGTTAGATGACGAGTAAACACCATTTTGCGAAACCCAGAAAACACTGGAACCCGTTGAGTAAACCGCTGACTGCGACAAGCAACCAATTGTTTTACTCACCGTAACAAGAAACCCGTTCGACGCATTAGCTCCGACTGAGGGCTGGTAGAAAAAGGTTTCCGTATCAGTAAAAATCAGCAGGTTATCAAGCACTTGGCTCATCGCCGTAATGCGCGATGCTGTTGGGATTCGCAGCGTGTTTGTCGCCATGAATGAGTTTGGGGTGTTTGGATCACTAAAGAAAATCTCATTTTTACCAGCGACCACAAACCGAGAACCCATGATAGCAATGGCCTGAATAGCCGGCAGCCCGCTGTCACTCCTGTAAACAAACCCCTCATCGAAAACGCCATCAACAGCAACAAGCCGCGTAATGAGTGAAGACTCACTGCGCCCGTTTACCCAGTCATTCTTTTGTGCTGACTCAACCTGAGCTTGTTTAATTTTTCTGATGTCCACGGGGAAGTAGGACATAATGCCGGTAAACTCATTGCCAAATAAAATCCCACCTTGGTAGGTCAGGAAGAAGAAATCGGAGCTTAATCCCCGAACAAAATTCTGACTATCTTGCTCCTCATTAGTCTCATAGCAACCATGCCAAGTAGTCGGAGAGTTTGTAGTCGTCATCCCTGACGGGCTTTTGTTTTGCCCGGTATGGTTGTGCAAAACCTCTTCATACGAATCACCCGTATCAACATCATGGATTGAAACAGAGTAATAAGTCCCCCACCGGTTTGCTGTGTTTGCGGCTGCCCCGGCCACACCCTCACCAGTCGATGACTTAACACTGAATACCGATAAGACCTGCGTGGTGCCAAACTCTGTTTCAATGGCGTGCGAGCCAAGGTGCTCTTGATAACCCGGACTAAAATCAATCGGATTAACACCTTTAAACACATCCGACAGATTGTTCAGCGTTGTGTCCAACTGAGCAAGCTGCCCAAAGCCTGAGCGCACAGACAGGAAATTTTGACCATCAGGACGCCATACGTTTTGCGCCCAGTCCCCACGTTCTAGGTTGCGACCCTCAACACCGCCAGCTACAAGCTCTACCTCTGCTCCCGGTACAGCCATTAGAACCGCCCATAATCACGTTGCGGTGTAATGTAGTGAGCAGCATCGCTTGCCCTACCAGTTGTAAGGTATGTTTCTAATTCTTTTTCTTTGCGCACTAACTGGGCATTCAGCGGCTCGTTGAAAGCGCCGTCTCTGATCGCATAATACTGCGCAGCGTACAAAGCGATAAGCTGATGGTGGGGAGCCAGGTCATCAATGTAAGCATTGGCACCAGCACCCGTAGCCGTCCAAGCGATTACAGGGTCGCGAATGTACTCCAGCCGAAAATAACTCCCGCTGTAGCTCATGGCTAAAATCAAGAAAACACCATCAACGGCATAGTCTCCCAATCCCTGGTTAACTTCTAGTGCGCTATTGGTCGGCACCAGGTAATAGTTTAACGAGTCGGTTGCTGGCCCATCAACAACAGCAATACGAATCAGCCGACTCATTAGCTTGTTGTTGGCAAGAGCCGTGGCGCCCAGCACAGGATGGCCATCAGTGAAGTTAGCCCCAATGGTAAGGTCAATCTTATCAGCCGATGACGGAATCAACATATGTGTCCGCTCGGCATAATAGCCAGGATCTATCGATGTAACCTTCTGCCGAAAGTCGGAATACCCAGCTTTTAGGTAGGTGTCTGTATTTGCTGCCGTCAAAAATGTCTGATCGGTGTCATCAACTAACGACTGGAATAGGTTGTAAACCTCACCGACGTTCATCAGCCGCCCCCCATATCTGTTCGCCTAACACCCTGTTCAGGGTTAGCTTCACCGTCCATCATTTGACGGGCGATTTTAAGCGAGTTTAGTTTGGAGAATTCTTGACTCTGCTGCAAGGCCGCAACCGGACTGTCCATTGCAATAACCTGATCAGCTACCGCTCTTGGATCTTTACTGTGTCGAGGAAACACGCGGTCCTGCACCATTTGTTCCGCAAACTGCTGCTCAGGCTTGCCAAACGTCTCAATGCTAACCAGCACGTCCCTCAAGTAATCCTGACGCTCTTGCGGTAGGGCATAGTAATCAGGACTGCGAATGTAATCAGAGAACACCTGACTAAATGCTCGCAAATCATCAGTAGTAAAGATTTCAATTTGATTCCCCAGTATTGCCGCCTGCAAAATATCGTTTGCATGCGCCATCGCTTCGAGCTTCTCAGTAACGAAAGCGTTCCCGGTGCCAAACTGCAACTCACTTAATGCAGTGTCTTTATCAATCAATCCAAGCTGCAACAGATCAATGACCTTTTGGTCGCGATCCTGTTTTTCGTTTCTAAACAAGGAGCCAGCCTCAATAAAAACTTCAGGCTCCTCGACCAGATTCGTTGCATGGAGATACTGGAAAATAACCTTTCCAAAGCTATCTAACATGCGCGTCATTTTGCCTTCTGAATAATACTGCTTCATAAGGGTCAGAACAACCGTCCCCAAATCGGACGCAGCTTTCTCGATGTTAGCCTGAGTCGTTTGCAACTGTGTTGCGTCTTTATTTGAAAGCTCCTGAATAGCCTTACCCGAAGTTACGCCGATAGCGCGCTTCCCTAATGAGGTCGCATGAATACCAGATACATCCATCATCTCACTGGCAATTTGCGATATGTTTTGCAGCACAAAACCAGGGAGACTTGGCGGGGTAACGGCTTGCGGAGCCCCACCTGCCGGATTGTAATAAACCTTTTCGCCCCTGCGGTTAGTAATAGCATTCGGGCCAACTCCCGCAGTTTTCGGGATCAGCCACTTCGGGTTGCCGATTAGATCAGCATTATCAATAACCTGCGCCCTTGATCTGTTGTATTGGGACTGCAAATCAATCAACGGCTCTAAACATCCGAGGCCCCACAGGCGACCAGGAATATCCGTGTAACGAATAAGTTGCAGTGGGTTAATTTTACCAGACCACTTACCCTTGAATAGGTAGGTGGTGTCGAGCAGTACGCGCCGCTCATTGTTGGCAAAAAAGATTTCATAGATTTTGAGGCGGTCTTTCAGGTTAGCTTTCGGATACAAACCAAAGGCGTTTCGCTGCGTGTCCTTGTAATCGCTTGCGGCAGCCTTCTTGATGGCATCAGCGTGCTCAGGGTAAGCAGCCTCAAGCTCATCACGATTAACTAGCTTGCTGTAAGCTCGATAGTTTGACTGCTTTAGGCGCACCGTTCCAGGCTCAAAATACATCCGGTATGGATCGATGACCTCGGTGCACACATCTTTACCAGTATACCGAGTGTAAAGGCCCGCATTACCGCAAGTGATAAGCCAAGAAATGGCCTCCTCAAAGATCGATGCCATGTCTTCACGCGACCAATAATAACGCAATGCGGCTTCACTGGTTTGAGCTTTTACGATGTCTTCGGGTGAGGGCGATGCTGGAAGCACGGTAAGTGACGGATAGTTTACCGCCAGGCGCGATTCAATGTTGCGGTAAATGTTGATCAGTAGGTTGATTGTTACATCAGCCGTATCACGCCGCCTGCGCCTAAAGTCGTTAATTGTTTTGTCGTAATATAAATGCTGCCTACCTTGCAGGTAAAGCAGGCACAAATCCCACGTTCTGCTGAAGCGATTTTTGTCACTATCGAAAAGCTCTAGCTTGCTTTTCATCACTGCGGCTTTAGGGATCTTCATGCCAGTTTGTTCCTTTGTTTCTTAGCTGCATTACGGCGAGCTTCGCTGAGTGCTATTGCTACAGCTTGTTTTTGTTTTTTACCCGCCCCAATAAGCTCGCTAATGTTACTCCGAATAACTTCTTTTGAAGACCCTTTTTTCAGAGGCATTTACCATCTCCACTTCATGCCTACCGTGCCTTGCCAATCGGCGGCTTCTCCCCAGGCAGCGCCCGCTGATAACTGGGCGGTGAGGTCGAAGTCTCTCCCGACTGTATGTCTAACAGCAGCACCAGCATCCCACCGATGATGATTCCCGCTAAGAGACAGGTCAAGGCCCCCAGTATCACCAGAGCGCAGTACAACTGGGCTTATCCCTCTGAGTCCGAGGGCTTTCCCGCATTGCTTGCAGCCTCCACGGCAGCGCGCTTTTGTTTGGCTACATCTTCCATGCTGATGCCTAAGACGCCACCAAGGGCGCCAAGCACAGATGCTACGATGGCCTCTGTCGGAAGGTTGGGAAAGAAGTGCGTTAACAACACAGGAAGCAATGCGGCCAAAACAGAAAGCCACAACTTACGCGATTTAACCTTGTCCATGATTATACCCCAAGAGCAAATGTAATAAAGACCTCAGCGGCGGGCAGGTGGCCCCCGGCATCGGTTGCAATAACGGTCAACGAATCATTGGCAGCCAACTTTGCCAGCCCACCACTTGTTTCCGTCGGCCGCAAAATAGCGGGATTAGCCTGGCTGCAAGCAAAGGTTGGGTAAATAGCAGATGTGGCACCTGCTGCATTGGTTGTCTTGATGTCAATCGTGCAGCCCGCTCCACCAGCAGCGGCAGCCTGAATGATAACAGCATCTAAAATCACGCAAGCGTTGTTCACGCCCAGGTCATAAGAAGCCGTTGCGCCAGCAGTTACCTGATAACGGTACACCCCAGTAGGGAAACCGGTCATGTACTCAAACTTAAAACCAGGCGTGGAGATAGGGTTTGTGACAGCAAAGTGTGACGATGGGATAGCAGCGGATGTGCCGAGCAAATCAAAGGCACTCGTCGAAAGCCACGCCGTGCCGTTCCAGTCCCAATAACCAGCATTCAATTTATCATAAACGACCTGTCGCAAAGTCGGGC